TAATGAAAAAAGCGATCATGGTTTAGGAAAAGCTAAAGCTAACAGAGCAGCATTTCTTTCTCATTTGGCCCAAAATTCTGCTGAGTTTGAATGCATTGGTAATTCAGAACTTACAGTAGGTAAAGTTATTGATTTGGATATTCCTAATAAATCTCAGGATGGTTCTGATTCAAATGAAAAACAATTTAGTGGGAAAGCATTAATTGTTGCTGTTAGACATAAAATTAAACCATTAGGTCAAACACCTAGATATACTTGTGTTGTTAGGGTTGTAAAAGCAGGTTATGATCAAGGCGGAGGTAAAGAAGCATAATGTTTGAGATTGCTGAAGTTAGAAATATTAAAGATCCTATGAAAGCTGGCAGAGTACAAGTAAGAATTTATGGAAAAAATGATGACGAACAAGATATTAAAGACGAAGATTTGCCTTGGGCGGTTTCTGTTACACCAATAACTTCAGCATCAACTGGTAAAGTCGGTATCGTTCCTGTTGGATTATTAGTTGGTTCAAGAGTTTTAATAGCATATGCATCAAATGATCCCGAAAAACAATATCCATTTGTGGTTGGGTCGTTCCATCGTGCCGGATCGCCAAAGGGAGGTTAATTATGGCAGTTAAAAGCGAAGAAGATAAATCGGTAACAAAAAAAGACGTTGATCTTTCTAAAGGCGATATTAATTTAAATTTTCAATCTGACGAACTGGAAAAATTTGAATTATCTGCTAAAAAAGCTCCACATAACAAATCCGTTGAAGGTAAACCATTAGATACAAGTAAAGACGAATATAATGAAGCCAAGAGAGTAGGCGGAGATGAAGGCCAAGAAGGTATCAAAGGAGCTAGAGAGAAATACGCAAAACAAAAAGATGTTCCTTCTGGTATAGCTTCTGCAGATATTGGTGTAGAAACGATTTTTAAATCTCTAATGCAAACAGATTCTAAAAAAGAATCTCAAGTTATGCCGGAGATGTATCAAAAATTTAGTATGATATTAGCTATTTTAATGGCATCTGGTTCTGGTCAGTCTGGTCAACCACAAACATCTTTGGAAGCTGGAGCAAACCCAAATGATTATGTAGATTTAGCTGAAGGCACTAAAAATATGATGGTGTCTTCTTTAACTAATGCTTTGTCTATAGTAACAACAACTTATGGTTATAAAACTGTTGTCGGAACTTTTCGTGGAATATTGAACGACAATACAATAAAATTGATACCAACAGATTTTCAAGATGTTGTCGTTAGTTCTTTACTTTTATTATACAAACTGGTTGAATTGTATGGAGAACAGAAAATACCATACATCAAACCGAATGCTAAAAGTAAGGGTATAAAAGCTTCAGATATAAAAGTTATCAACACAGTTACTTTTGCTTATAATTCAATTTTATACAGAAAACCAGATAAAGATGGTCTAGATTATCATTGTAAAAAACTTGTAATTGATATTGATGATAGTAATATAGGAACAGCTATTTATAATCTTGTTCAAACATTTTTATCTTCTGCTGAATATAATAATGTTCCTAGGAAAAAACTTTCGGTCGACGAAACATACATTATTATGATTAGAATGATGTATCTAATGATACTTGAAAGAGAAGGCGAATCAGCAGGTATAAAATATTGGCAGAAACAATTTTTAGAATATGTAAAAGATTATACTGTTGTTGATTCTGTACAAAGATTAGAAGTCGATTTTACAAATTCTGAAGAAAATAAGAAAAAAACTGGTAGTAAAATTAATTTGACGTTTAGTGCTAATCCAAAAGATAAAAACGTATTTAATACAATAACATATATGTATAGATCTTTATTAGGAAGAGCTCCTGATAAAAATGGTTTAGATTATTGGTCAAATTATTTTTCTGCGCAAACAAGCACGTTAGATGCTGGAACTGCTATTTACGTGGTAGCTTCAAATATAAAAAATTCGGCAGAATTTCTTCAATCCGGAAAAACAATTTCATCAATTGATTTTTATGAAATTGTCGTTAAATGTATGTATCTAATGATTCTTGGTAGAGAAGGCGAACCGGCTGGAGTTAAATTTTGGAAAGAAGAATTCCAAAGACTTACGAAAACAATAGGCGAAACACAGACTTCTAAAAAAATTGCAGAAGGTTTCTTGTCTTCGCAAGAGTATAAAAATATAATGGCTGCTAAATCTAAAACTAAAGCTGGATTGTCTGTAACATCTGTTCCTTCTGATTATTCTATATTAACATTTTATAGTTCGGATGAAGAAGATCCATATCCTGGATATGCTAGATGGTTAAAACTTGACGGAACAGAAGAATTTACAATTAGAGATTCTAAACTTCCTTATTTCGAATCTGCTGAATTGATGGTTGTATATATGATGGCATATGCATGGAAAGACGAATTAATTCCAGCAATAAAAAATGGCACATTAAATGTCTATTTGTTTTTGATTATGTTAAACAAATATGCAAGAAAAATAGAAGATGTTCATGGAGATATGGTATTAGGTTATAATACTTCAACAGATAGATCTAATTCAGAATTGCCATTTAATGGAGGAGAGGGCGGAGGCGGTGGAGGCGGTAATAACATGTTAGGTATGTTATTACCACTGTTACAACAATTATTACAACAAGCCAAAAGCGAACACTTGCCTAATTCAGTTTTAGATAAAGGTAAAATGAATAAATTATTACAAAATATGGAACGTAAAAAATCAGAAAACAAAAGAATGATGAATTTAGCAGAATCCGGAATTGCCGGTCAAGGAGATACGCAATTGAATTCGTTGTTTAATGGAGATGTTGGTTCTATGATGAACCAATTTACAAATCTTAATTCTAAAAAGAGTTCTGGGGGTCAAACTTCTGATGGAGGCTCTGTTCCTCCATCAAATGTTAAAACTAATACGCCTACTACTAAATATGGTGTACCATACACTGGAAATCTTGAACAAAATATTACAAATATGTATATCACTATACTTGGCAGAAATCCAGAAGTTGGAGCAGTAGATGGTTGGTTGATTTTTTACAGAAAAATGCTTCTTGGTTCTGAAATAAATGCAGTAACACAACAAATTGAAGATTTATTTTTGGCTTCTCCAGAATATCAAAATATTTCATCTAAAAAAGTTATTGTTAGTGCAACGACATATGACAAACTTCTTGAAATCCCTGGTATTAAAGGTATGTTATAATGGCAAATAGTAAACCGCATAACAAAAAAAGCCCTGAGGGACCACAACAAAGTAAAAGATCTAATCCAGAATATCCTTGGGTAAGAGGTGAATCTGATGTTAATGGTAGACATAAACTGATCCATGCTGATCCAAGTAAACCAGAAGAATCTTTTACCGAACAATTAAATCATGATGGTTCTTTTACTATACATGAGACTCTAAAAGATGAAAAAGGATTAAAAAACGAATTAGGTCATCATAGAAGAAGTTATTTTCAAACTGGCGCTGACCACTATGATGGGAATTATGATCATAGATCTTTTAATAAATCTATTAATGTCGACGCAGAGCATGGTATAGCTGCTAAAAAAGGTCTTATTGAAGGAACAAGAGGATCTAAAACAACAGGTTATGCCAAAGGAACATTTGATTTAAAAGGCGGAAAAGGATCAAAAAATCATTCTTTTCAAGGAACAGTTGGTGATCATACTAATACTATTGAAGGCAATCATTGGGAATATTCTGAAAAAGATCATGGCCATGCTATTGGTGGTTCCAAATACACTATGGTTGGTCAAGGAGATTATGGCATTCATGTTCAAAAAGGAAACATGGACAGTAATATTGGTGGAAAAGGGCAAATTGCTTGTAAACAAGATCTTACATTATCAAGTAACACAAAAATAACATTACAGGTCGGTCAATCGAAAATTGTTATCGAAGAATCTAAAATTACTATTACGTCCGCAGCTATCGATCTTAAAAAGAATTAATAAATGCCTAGAGTTCATAGAGAAGACGATTTAAGGACTTGCGGTCACGTTACTCGTGTTATAGGCCAAGATTTTGTTAAAATTGATAATAAATTGGTTGCTGTGGTTGGTGATTCAATTAAAGGAGGTTCTGGTGGCGATTTAATCTCTACTGGAATAAATACTTTTGTTAAAATTGATGGTAAACTTGTTATTGTATTGGGCGATCAGGCTAGTCCAGATTCTTCTTGTTCTATGGGAAATCAACATTGTTTTCCATATCCAAGCCAAGGTTCGGATTTCGTTACAATAACCTAGAAAGATTTAAATGGCAGTTACAAGAGCAGATACACTAACTCAGTCTAGAAAAACCAAAGAGGTTTATTCTGACTTTTTTAACGATTTTGTTAAATCTCCATTTAGCGGTGATTTGGCATTGTTAAAAAATGAAAGATCTGTTAGTCAATCAATTAGAAATTTAATTTTCACAAATTTCGGCGAAAGACTTTTTAACCCTAATTTTGGATCTGATGTTTATAAAACATTATTTGAAAATAATTTTGAAGAAAATTTACATGTTTTAGAATATAGAATAAGACAATCTATTATAAATTTTGAACCGAGAGTGCTTCATGATGAAGAAAATTTAACAATTATAGTAAGATCCAATCAAGAGATGGATTTTACTTTAAATAGAAATTTAGAGGGTGTATCTCAAGAGGACATTTTATCAGGCTCGGTAATGCCGGGAGATACTGAACATTTAGTCGAGGTAACTGTTGTTTTCAAAATAATAAATAACATAACACCTACAACTATTACTGTAATTTTAAAAAGAGTCCGATAAATGGCCAATACATCTTTAAACCTTACATCGTTAGATTTTGATACTTTAAAAGATAATTTTAAAAATTTTTTAAAAGATCAATCTGTATTAAAAGATTACGATTTCGAAGGTTCAAATATTAACGTTCTTTTGGACGTTATGTCTTATAATTCGTATATCAATTCGTTTTATTTGAATATGATTGCTTCAGAAATGTTTATGGATTCTTCGCAAAAAATAGATTCTATAATTTCTCATGCTAAAGAATTAAATTATATTCCTAAATCTAAAAGATCTTCAAAAGCATTTATCAATTTTAATATTGCTTGTGAAGGTATCAGCGGTTCGTTTGATATTCCTAAAAAGACTACTTTTTATGGAACTAACGCTAATGGTTTCTGCGTTTTTACTACTACTGAAAACAATACTTATTTGTCTCCAAACAGCAATTTTACCGTGGCTAATCTGGCGATTTATGATGGTTATTATCACATCGAAACATTTATTGTTGATTGGGGCATAGAAAACCAAAGATTTTTATTATCTCATACAGACATAGATACCTCTAGTTTAGAAGTTATTGTTACTGAAGATAACGTTAATACAATTTTTACAAAAGCAGAAACTTTATATGGTTTGACTAACAATTCTAACGTATTTTTTATCCAAGCTGCTCAGAATAATCAATACGAAATTGTTTTTGGAGATGCTCTACTTGGTAGAAGACCAAAAAATGGTGCAACAGTTTATGCAGATTATAGAGTATGTTTAGGGCCAGAGGCTGATGGTATTACACAATTTGATTTGGCTCCAGATTTAGGGCCAATAAATGGCGGAACAGCTATAACTGGAACTATCACATCTGCTGGTTCCTCATTAGGAGCAAACGCTGAAGACATCGAAACAGTAAGATTTAGAGCACCAAGATATTTTGCTACCCAACAAAGAGCTGTTTCTTCAGATGATTATTCTTCTCTAATTCTAGCAAATTTTGGAGGAGATATTGACGACGTTATTGTTTATGGTGGTCAAGAATTAGAACCAAAATTATACGGTAGAGTTGTTGTATCTCTAAAACCATCAGGAGCAACAATTGCTCCAAATTACTTAAAAACAGAAATTATTAATTATATGCAAGATTTTATTGCTTTACCTAATAGAGTAGTAATTTCTGATCCTGATTATTTTTATATTAGCGTTAATACATCTATTCAGTACGATAAATCTAAAACAAATAAACTACCAACAGATATTAAAACTATTGTATCTTCTGCGATGGTAAATTTTTCTAAAGACCATATAGAAAAATTTGGAAA